GGGATTACCTGCTATTAAAGCCTCATATAAAGGACGCCCAAGAACTTGCTTTAATCTTCGTTCCTCTTCAGCGTCGATGAAATCCTGTAAGGTTCCATCTGTTTCAGCATCTGGAATATTATACGGGATTAAATTAAAGTCCGTGGGCGTCGCAAACATAAGCAATGAGATTTATTTGGTGTACGCTGTGGCTGAGAATGATGCTGACATCGTACCTGTACCGGTCCATGAGACTCTATAGAACCTATATGGGTTTCCAATGATTCGCCATGTCCTGGTAGCTGATGCATCAGCGGCTGTTAATGTAGCAAGAGCAGTCGCAGTCTCCTGAGTAGTTAATGCAGTAAACGTTGTACCGTCGAGACTTCCTTGCAACGTGATCGTACCACCTACTGTACCAGAAATCTTTGTGATATTAATCACAACGGTTGTCTGTGCACCAGGTCCACTATTAGTAGATGCGACGCGAGTTGTAATGTAAGCTGTTGCTGTATTCACAACTGTATCAGAGGTAGGGTATACTCCAAGACTGTTCAATGGATTATAGAACGTAAGAAGACCCTGGCTATAGTTCTGTGCATTCACTGTGAATGCCGCGAGAACGAGAATAAGTCCAATAAACTTTTTCATTTCTGTTTTGTTTTTTCGATTAAGCAGAGATACCTGCGATAGCTGCATTGATGTCTATCACCTTACGGAATGCATCATTGTCAGCATTACGCACAAGCAACATTGTACGCTTCTCTGCAAGGATTGTTTGAGTGTTCTTGATGAACTGGTCATTTACATAACCCATTTCAACTGTTACACCTTCTGCATCGTAGATAGTACCATAGCGGAAGTCACCAACGATTAAAGTGTTAGCAGTTACCTGAGATGATTCGATGATGCTCATACCATCTACCACCTGGCCATTAGCCATCATAAATGGAGGAAGGTTATAACGACCATCAGCGTCCTTAATGAGCTTCAGTCTCAGGATGTCCACAGGGTTCATCACAACAGTCTGAGGCAGATACTTACCACCTTTACCATTCATAATATCAACACGAACTACTGCAAGCAGGTCGTAGATATTAGCGAATGGAGTAGTGCCAGCATAGGTAGCAGGTACGAATGCAGTGGCATAAGTATAGATACCTTTGATGTTGTTACCAACACCTGAACCAGACCAGAATTGAGCATCCTCTTTTAACATTAAGTTAACATTGAGAAGGCGCTGGATTTCACCACGGATGAATCCAATGTCATTCCACGCTTCCTTAGTTACCGGAATAGAGTCTGCAATTTTCTTTACAGTCATCGAATACTCTGTCCATTCGATTTGTGATTCAGGCTTCTGACCATCTTCACCTACAACATCGGCACCACGTACAATCAATGACTGATCGATATAACGGATGGTACCATTGCTGGCGGCGTCCATATTGACGTGCTGGAACAAACCACTCATAACGCTACCCAGATAAGCCAACTGGCCTACATCAGGCAGACGCATTGCGGTAGTGTTCTGGTTAACGGCTGCACGCTGGAGAAGAGTCTTGAATGCTTCTGAAGGAATCTCCAGTTTGAATGCTGCACTGCGATCACCAGAAGCAAGAGCTTTGATCTTGTCTTTCTTTTCTTCGATGATCTCATCAAATGACTTACCAGCATTCTCTTTACCAGGATTCAAAAGTTTTTTGAGAGTCTCGCCTTGAGTCTTTAATGCTTCAGTCAGTTCACTGATCTTCTTATCAGTTACACCCAGTGCAGTCATCTTTTCCTCAAACTCTTTAGTGCTCATGAAACCTTTAGCAGTAAGTACAGCTTCCATCTCTGTCTTGATGGCGCTCTTATGTTTATCACTTACTCCATCTAGAAGCTTAGTGAGCTCTGCCTGGTCTTCAGCTGTGAATCCGAGGATACCAGACATTGGTCGGAAGACCGGAGCGAACATAGCGAGAGCAATCAGCAATCCATTGAGTGTGGCAATACCAACACACATGGCGAAGAACCTCAAACCAAGTTGAACCGGCAGCGAATTAAATTTGTAGAGGATTTGTGTCCCTCTGAAACCTTTACGTTGCATGTTTGTTTTTGTTTTAGTTTAAATAATTTTTGATAATCGACTTAACATCAAGTGGCACAGCCGGCTTGATATTATTTTGTTGAGTGGTTTTTACCGGCTCAATCTTACTGCCCAACACGGGTGTAATTTCGTTTGCACCCAGCAACACAGCTGAGTTTTCAATGAGTATAGCTTCTTTGACTGCAAAGAAGTACCCCTGGTCAAATGCTTTTTGCTGATTACCCAGCTTAGGAAATACTTCTTTCCATACGTTATACTCATCTTTATAATATGAATCATCAGGATCATTAATAGCAAGATCAAACTTGACGTAACGCATACCAACTGAATGCTGGTTAATCTCGTTATTCAAATACATCTCATAGACCTGAGGATTGTATCGCTTCAATATAGAGGACTCAAGCAATAATGCCTGAGTACTTGTTGGTGCAGGTACTAACTTATCAACTGATACTGGTGTTACACCAAGATCAGACCAGGGAATATTTACTTCCTTCCAGGAAATAGGTATACCTACTTTCGCACCAAGCTCACGCAGATGATCATGCAAATGAAGAATTAATTCACCACGTTCAGTAATTGACTTGCTGAACAAGTTTGCCAGATGAACATCATCATGAGAGTCCAGCCAGTAATAAGTATTACATACACATGTACGTTTCAATACTCCTTCACTGATATTGTTCTCATAAAGATACTTGCCAGACGTATTGGTTTTAGCTGCCTTCACTATTTCAGCTCCTGCACAGGCATCAGCAAGTTTAATCTCATTCTTTTTGAGATCATAGATAGCACGCTTGTTCTCTTTCAAGAACTTGAATGCATCTTTACCTGTGCGGCCTTCCAGATCGATCTTCATTTGTTTACAGTCTCCTGTGTTTTAATTTGTTGTTCTTTGACTTGTTTGATAGTCTTAATCTTATCCTTGTCCATTATGCTTGTCCATTATGCTTGTCCGTTAGCTTTCAGCTTCTCTTCAAACTCAGCACGCGCTTTGATCTTATCTTCAAAGTCTTGCCGCTCTTTAGAACCAGTCGTGAACTTCCTGAGATTATCACGACGTTGTTGTTTACTGTTCTCCAGGATTTGGCTGAAACTATTCTTAGGTTTCTTAGCAACCTGTTCCTGAGTCAGTGTTGGTGCTACGTCATCTCTGGTAAGGGTGGGTTGCTTGTCATCGTTTACGGCAGTATTCGTCTCATCAACCGGTGACTGCTCATCACTAGTCTTTGTTTCTTGCTGCTCTGACTTTGTCTCATCACCTTTACCAAAGATGCGACCGAGTAAACCCTCTTTCTTAGGCTTGTCCTCGTTATGTTTTTTCTTGTTACTCATTTGTATTTTGATTTTGGTCTTCTTGCGTTGGGTCTTCTGATGGATCAGCAGGATCAGCAGGATCAATTGGATCAGGTTCTGGATCGGGCTTCTCAACAACAATCGCCTTACCATCACCTATTTCAAATTTCTTCTGCAGTTCTTCGCGATACTCATCTGGCGTAATCTGGCCGGAAGTTAGCAATGCAGACAATGCACTAACATAAGAATTCAAAGCATCGGCTCTCATCTTGATGTCTTCCTGGAATACTGCCAGGTGAGAGTAATCAGCAATGATAGCGTAGTTATTATCTACATATTGCTGGTTGATTGCAATCAGTCGTTCGTTCGCGTCAGGTATGATAGATGACTCATACCAGTTCTTCCATGCCTCACGTTGATTCTCAAATGTTGGTCTGTCTGATGATGAGAATAATTCAGCAGGTGCATCCCATGCGTCCTTGATCTTGTCAAATGATTCCTTAGTCTCTACATACAACCCTAGCTTATCAGGACGATCAAGTCCCATTTGCTGCCACTTCAATGCAGCAGATGATATGATGATATTGAACTGTCCAGCAAGACCACCATAGTTACGCATATAGTCTTTCTGAATCTTCTCAACTTCTTTGGGATCAAGAGGTGCTGCAGCTCCCACACCATCCTTAGCGTCATTGCTTAGGATACCTTGAGCTCCACGATACTTGAGCACAACACCTCTTGATTCATACGCCATGCGGATATTGTTAATAGGTGCCTTTAGCAATACAGCTTTAGGTATACCTTTAATCAAATCCTTATCTGTTGCTGACTTTATTGATACACGATTATCATTCAAATGTAATACTGCATCTTGCTCAAGTGAAGTCTTAACACCTGGAGTGTTCTGGATTGTATAGTTAATCTTGGGACCATTGGTTGCTGAGAACATATAGAATGGAAGCGTATCTGCATACTCAGCTTCAACCAGGTTAGGAGGTAATGTATATAGTGCAGAAATATTTTCAATAGTTGGTTTGAATCCTATAGGATAAAAAGAATACAAGAATTCATTACCAAATATTTCATGAAACAAACAAGTTTGCATCATGAATTCTTTTTGTGATTGAAACCAGTTCGGCTTGGCTAGCAATTTGTTTACGGCATCATTCGGTTTATCCTTACCATTCTTTGGATTAACAACTTTGAACTTACCATTAGAATAACCTATGGCTTTCTTTGTTATCACTGCTGCAACCTCTGGTACTTCCAGGAATGCCTTCAATGCTTCGATCTCATTGAAGGTACCAGCTGCAATAGGATAGAACCATGTGCCATCATCCAGTCTCCTGGGACGGAACATATTATTAAATACTTGAATGACACCATCAAACCACATAGTTATTATCTTAAGTTCATTATTGCTGCATACCTTGCAGGGTCCCACAAATGGTTATGAGCATCAATAGGTTCATCTGTCTTGATACCATTGTGCTCTCTATATACATACTGTGCTTGTTCTCTACGGAATTCAGGTGAATCAACAATGTGCATCTTATACTTACGCAAAAGACCAATGCCATACTTGATTGATCCTGGAAACTTCTTGACTGCATATACATGACAACCTAATCGATTCAAATCACTGATAAATGCAGGATCAGCAGAATCAGCCCAGATGTTTGCATCCTTTAATCCTAATGCAGCTATGATAGGTTCGAACTGCGTTGCATTGAGCATTGGACCATACCATAACTTCTCCAGGTATATCTTATCACCATCAACACCAACCTTTACTATAGTAGCAGGGTCTTCGAAGTATCCAAAGTCCATACCATAATAAACCTTCTCAATGTTCTTGGGAAACTCTTTAACCCATGTTACATACTGGAATACGACACCCTGAGGTGCTGAACGTAAACCTAAGCCGTACACATTCCACATGTACTCATCTGCAGTTCCCGCCTTTACATTGATCGGATGCGGTCTACGGCTATCGACTGGTTTATGTCGATCATCCGGGTGCCATGGCTCATAGGAAAGAATTTTACTACGTTCAGCAACACTCAAGAATGGATTATCCATGAATGTTGTTTTCAGGAAACCTACATCAGGCCTGTTGCATATCGAATCATACACCCAGTGTTGAGGATACTTTGGGTTATAATCACACCACCAAAACTTACGACAGCGCATTTCCATCTGATCGAATGCCTTACGTGGGATGTCGAGCACTTCATTGAAATAAATGTAATCAGAACCAACACCATGAAGTACCGTATCACTATCCGCACCCAGTAGATTGATTCGGTTAGTAAATAGCCAGAAAGTTTGTAAGTCTTTCTTATCAGCGAATGGGCTTTGTATCCCATACATTGGAAGGCGGCGATTAAAGTCTTCAAAGAGGGTAGTTTTAAAACTGTTGTATGTTTCCTTTACGATGTTTATGGTTTGGTTCTGAATATGCTTTGAGCAAAGTTGTATTATGAAATCAACACTTGACCAAGTTTTTATACTACGTGATGAACCCTCAAGTGCACCACCTCTTAGTCCCTTGGCATGCCATACGTTTAAGGCTGCCAGGTTCGGAGATATGAAACGCTCAGTGCTCATAGTAAGTACAAACAATATCTTAATTAAGAGAAGCATTCAGCTTGCGTATATGTTCTTTATTCCTGGTGATTGTCTCGACTACTCCCTTTACTGCATAGGTCTTTTTATCATAACCCAATGCAAATAAGTTGAACAATACCCGACGATGAGTATTGTTCACTTGCTCAAAATGAGCTACTACTTCTTTATGACCTACTATCTGCATTTGTTTTCTTTTCAAGTGCTAACTCCATTTCATCGGCTGTTGGAAACAAGTTAGCAACGTTAGTTCGTTGATCCTGGATGATGGTAGTATCTGCCATGTTCAATGAACGTGCGATTATTGCTGCATGAAACACTCCAGCAACAGCACCATCGAACTGTTGTGTGCGAATCACTTCATGTATCTGTTCTACCACATAAGAAAAATCAGCCGTCTTCGCTTCCTTGAGCCCATCAAGATATGCTTTATTCCTATCAATCCATACTGTGAAACCACCTATTGAGTAGGGAAGTTTGCGGTACTCATTATCATTGGCAGTGGTAACTTCACTCATTCCTATCTGCCTGCCTGTTGCAGACATGATCTTCTTTTCATTTACTTTCTGCTTACCAACAAACCATGGATTCTCATCTACCCATTGACAGTAGTTCATAAACTCTTGCCATAATGAATCGGGAGTAAAATCAGTTTTGCGTCCTGTACCGCGCATCTTCCATAATTGGTTACCAGGCTGAAATGCATTAGTAGGCGCTGGTCTTGACTTCTGTGTAGTAGCTTTAACAGCGGACATCTTAGGTGTCCTTTTATCAGCGGAAGGTATTACACTACGTGGCTTACTTTCCTTAACACCTTTTGGCCTTCCATTAGGATTGTTAGTAACACCTTTTTTATGATTAGTTCTATTTGCCATATTACCATTTACCCAGTGGGCATTGTTTCTTCTTAAGTGTACTCTTTGCTATCATTGGACAACCACATCGTAGGCATTGACTTGTAAGTGAGATGTAGAATATACATGGCTTACATATCTTCATCCTAGCATCAGCAAGTTCTTTATTGGTACCTGTCACTACATTCTTGTATGCCTGGATGATGTCTCCTATCTGACCCATATCCCTTGCCTAATAAATAAAAAACGAGACTAAGGTAGGTATATACCCGTCTCGTTTGACCGAAAAAATTTATATTTCTTTAGCAGGATTTTACCTGCTTAGTAATCACTAGTCAGCTGGCATATAGTATCATAAAATCTGTTGTTATAGTTCTTATCTATGAATGATTCGAACTTATACCACATACTTTGAAATGGTAAGTTCTCTACTATCCATTGGTCTTGTACTCCATTGATCTCATAAGCTACTATAAAGCCAACTATATAATTGCGTTGGTTGTACTTCTCATAGCCTATAATCTTTTCAGCATAGTATAGTGATCGGTAGATATACTTCTCATCTTCAAAGTACTTAGGATAGTACTCGGCATTCAAAGGTCTATACCTCTTCTCATCCTGGTTGGTATAGGCAGCAGACTGTTTCGCCTTCTTACTGACTCGCATGATGTCAGCAGGTTAAGGAGGGGAGGGG